CCACCAGATTTTAGAGTTAGACCACCATTTGTTGGTGAGTGGTTGATAATAACTTCGCCATCAGCATTTGCTCTGACACCATAGTCATTAGATAGAGAAGTATCAATAGTACCAACTCTTAAATCTGCTGTAGCAATAATATTATTTCCAGTCAGAGACAGGTTTGTTGACCCTGTTTGTGATGTAAATACATCGGATTTTACTGTACCAAAAGATGCAGTTTGTACAGATGAATCACCTCTAGATAGTACATTATCTAAAGTAGAAGTTTCTGTATAACTAGTCAGATATCCTACAGCACTATGATCACCCCATCCATATGCAGTGTCCCAAGAAGTATTGTTATAGTTAAGAGGGGTTATAGTTCTAGTAGTCTGTCCTAGAGTAAGAGTAATAGAATCTTGAGGACCAAGATTAGTGATATTGAGATTGTTAGCAAAGTTTTGATTTACTCTTGCATCAATAGCAGCATTTGCTCTGTCCTCTGTATAGTAAAGATTAGTACCTTCTAGAATAGAACTTGTGGAAAACTCATTAAATGCTAGATCAATCGTTAGTGATCCATTTGCATCATCATAAGTAACTGCAGTTCCAATACCACCTTGTACTAGGGCAGCGACTCTATCATCTACCTTTTCATCAAAGCTGACATCAATATTATTAACATCAGAGGCAAGGGAGTTGATCTCTTGCCTCTGTTGATCAAGGGTATATGTAATTGGTACGTTTCTTAATGGCATGATACCAGACTATTCCTCTATTTTAGTATTTATCTTACTTGTTATAATAACCACGAGGATACAGTAAACCCTCATGTGGTCTTCTACCTGTCAGGAAACCACCGTCAGCAGAGTGAGATCCACCAGCACCACCAGCCATGTCACTCATTAAATGATTTATAGGGTTCGTTGCTGTACTTTGAGATCTGGAAGTTCCTGAATGTACTGTAGGTATAAAATCAGTATTTGTATTTGCAACTGATTGTGTAGTTGAAAATCCAGATACTGCACTAGTTAGATTTGAAAAAGTAAAATCTGCCATCAGGTAGTCCTCGCTAGGAATAGCATACCTTCACTAGAATTATTAGACACCCCATCTAAACCAGTTTGTTGTGTTTGATACGCTGCTTGGATAACCTCATAAATTTCAGATCCACTTACTGTAACTGTATCACCTGGTCTGAATTCTGTTAGTCCTGGAGTTGTTGCTACTTGCAGCAATACAAAATCATCTGGTAGATAATATGGGCAAGGAATCATTCTTTGTGAAATTGGAATAGTTTTGATAGGTTTGTAGTAATCTGCAGAGGCATCCACTGATACTCCCTGGTGAGCATCGTATGTACTATTTCTGTAATAGATAGCAGTCGCATTATTAGTTCCCTCTTTTATATTATTATAATAGTGGTCGTACACATATTCATTAGCAGTGCTATCCCCCCTCATATATCCAAAATAAGCATTCCTTGCTTGAGAATATTCGTTAATAGGTTCGTGATTTGGGTTCCAATAAGAACTTGAATTTTGAAGATAACCAGGCACATATGTTGTTAAGTCTATGTATTGTGTTGTTGCCTTATATTGAGTATATCCTGACAAGAATACATGATCTAAATCAAATGTACCATTACCATATCCACTACCTGTATGAATACTAAATGTAGCATAAGGTATAATTTTTGTATTAATTATTTGAGTAAATTGAATAACTGCAAAACTTGTATCTTGAGGTGCTTGAGCTCTATAGGTTCTAATCTGCATTGGATATGCAGTTGGAGTTGAAGATGTACTCAAAGTTTGAACAGTTGCAGCATCAACGATATTATTATTTTGTCTATCCAATCCGTTATAACCAGTGAACGCTCCCCATTCATCATTAACTGTGGTTAAAGTTGAAGATGTTCCTTTACGGTTCAAAAACTCCCATCCAGTACCAGATTGCATTTTTAAAGTCCAAGCGGCGCTGGCACTACCCTGTAGATAAAAAGAATAAAATGTATTTCCATATTTTTTAGTGGCGTCGTTTTCTACATTAAGAATAGCCCAAGCACCCACACCAGATTTTTGGTAGAAATTAGATCCACCACCTAACGTAGTTGTCTTAATACTAGCAATGCCATCGTATGCATTGCTATATGATTCTGGAGTAGTAACACCAAATCTAATATCACCAGTTGTGGCATTACCACCAACTAGTTCTCCTGGAATTGTAAATTCTTCATCATCAGACCATCCAGTTCCAATACTATGGATGGTGACATTTTTTACAGTACCATCATTAATTCCATATCTCCAAACTCTCAACTTAAGTTCAGATCTTCCTCCAGATGCAGGTACGGTATATTTGTAATATCCATCAGCCACTACTTGAGTTGGATATGAAACATTAATGTAACTAGGAAGAAGAGTGATTATTCCTTTTGCAGATGAATTAGTTTCACTACAATAGATATATTTTTTAGTACCATCTTCTCCAGGTCTTCCCAAAAACGATGGATTTAATACTGATGAAGGATAAAGGGCTTCTGATTCTGATTGCTCATATGATGTAGTGTCCCAAAGTAAATCATTACCAGGAACACAACTAATGTTTGTAGGATTGGTGCGATAACTAACGCTAGTCTGGTATGAGGGTGTATATCCATATGTCGGATCGTCATAAACAATCCTTTGATTGGTATCAAATGAATCTACATCTCTACATAAAGTAAGATTTGTTGAATTTGCAGGATTATTATTAAACTGAAGTTTGTCACCATAGTGAACTTCAATGGTAGGATTGACATAATCAGATGTCTGTTGTGGTTCTTGTATGAAAACTACAGAAAACGTTTTAGCTGATGATGCAGTAGCAGTAAGATCAATTGCAATACCGTTAGTTGCATTAGCTGCTGATGTTGCAAGTTTAAAATTATCTCTATCAACTTTAATTACATACACTAAACTATTAGGTAGTAAATTAGTTCCTAATGCATATATTGCATTAGTTTCTCCTGGAAGATATCTGACAGGATCACCAGTATTCAAACCATGGCGCGGGTAAAACTTGATTGTGTCAGTGTCTAAATCTATTTGCCCTGGTGAAGAGTATGGTGCATAGTTATCGATGCCAACACGTCTTAAAAGACGATAGTCGGTATCAGTAGGTGTGCTAACTGTAATAGTTCCGATCATCCCTTCATGACCACTAACACTACACTGATAGTAATATGTACCAGTAGATGTAGGTGTGTAAGAAACAGTATCAGTGCCTTCACCAGTAGCAGCAGGGTTTGAAACACTAGCACCACCATCAGATACCCTGATGTACATTGGGTGACCTCCGCTCAAAGCACTGTTATCAAAGGTGATTGTGTCACCAACATAAATTTCGATACTGGGATCTGATGCAGCAGCAAATGAAGAAGTTCTATCTGTTCCTGAAATAATATAATCAGTACCGTTTCCACCATTGGTAACCATGCTAATTGTGGTTGGTGCTAGTCCTTCGACCACATCATAGATATTAGTTTGAGAAGCACCCCAGTTACGATTTGTTGGATAATCACCATTATTAGCATCTTTAAAAGCGGCTACACCACCACCTAAAGTTGCACTTTCTCCATCAGGAGCCACACAAATTTGAGGAACACCAGTTACAGATGATCCTGCATTCATTCCTAGATTACCCAATGCAGTTTCAAAGGCATCCATTAAATTTTGTCTCGTCCATCCAGTGTTGCCATTGTTTACATCAATGACTGATTTTAAAACTGACATTTAATTATTCTCCGATCTGTAGTGCTGTTAGTGTTACGGTAACCGTGGATGCGGATCCACTTCTATTTGTTACTGAAAGATAAATTGTAGTTGTTCTAGGACTATCATTATTAAATCCCATAATACCAGGAGTAATTAATATAGATTCTGCTGTAGTAGTTCTTACTTCAGCAATAACACCACTACCAGGAGAAGGATCTGCTCCTTCACTTCTAGTTTGATCAGCATCTCTGGAAGTATCATCAGTATATACTCTGACCCATGCTGCAGCGTCAGTTTCGATTTTAAATAAAGTATACGCTTTGTAACCTGTAATATTTAGTTCTGCGGTTGCGTCATCAGCGATTGATGTTGTAGTACCCGTAAGATCTTGAATCTGTGGTACGTTAGAACCGCCTGTAGCAGTAAGAACACCTCCAGCATCAATAGATAAACCAGAACCAACTTTAATACCACCTAGCGTTCCTGCTGCAGCAATTGGTAGTGTATAACCACCAGGCACAGCAGCGATATTACCATTAGCATCCAGTGTGATTGTAGTGCCGTCAGGAATAACACCACCAAGTGTAGATGTTGTAGCAGCAGGTAATGTATATGCAGATGGAATAGATGGCTTGTTGAGGATCTGTGCTAATCCAGTAGTAGCATCCCAATCAGATTGGACTGGAGCAACGCTATTAATCGTAACTTTTTTATTAGCACCATCCCAAGTAATATCAGTTCCGTTACTTCCTGTAAATTCAATGGTGTCATCGTTATTAGCAGCATCACGCAATGTAAGAATTGCATTGTTACTGGTTGTATTTGAACCAAGCAAATCGTAGGTAGTGCCTCCACCACCTCCACCAGTTACTACAGCATCGATACTATTTGCAGCGTCATCATATGTAAAAGTAATACCAGTATGAGTTCCGTTATTGAATAACAGTGCTGCAGCATCTTGTGCTTCTTCTGCTGTATATGATGCACCACCGCTACCAGATGGTGCTCTGAAGGTAAGTGTATTAGCATCGGTTCTTTCTACAAGTAAACCGTCAGCACCAGCAAACGTAATCTCATCAGTAGTTCCATCACTATCAGTTAGAGTAAGTTTAGAATCTGCAGATCCTGATGCAGTTTCTGCGGAGATGGAATATGTAGTGTTTGCAATGCTCGCAGTCAAATCAAATTGAATCTCATCACCAGAATCGCTAATTTCTAGTCCATTTCCTGCAACTAAAACAATTTGATCTGTAGTGCCGTCAGAATCTTCAAGCCTAATTATTTTTCTTACGTCATTCTCTTCCGTAGTTCCTGCAGTGTAATCAACAACGTTAATGTCGTAAGAAAGTTGAGTATTACCTAGAAGTGTTGCAAAATCCGAAGACGTGGTACTATTTGTAGTTACCAATCTTTGACTGGTCCAACTTACTCCATTGGAGTAATACATGATGTTGGTGTCATCTGCATATCCAAAAGATCCTTCACTGGTACTAGCAGAAGGAAAATTAGATATCGTACTATATGATGACGACCCAGATGTTGACAGGACACCAGTATTAATGGTTAAACCAGAACCAACTTTAATACCACCAAGAGTCGTAGCTGATGCTGTAGGTAAAACATAATTAGATCCGCCGCCACCTCCAACAACCGATACGGTAGGAGTAGATGCATAAACTAGAAGAACTCCACCAAAAGTTGATGGTGATAATGGTGTAACACCATCATTTCCTAACCACGTTGCTTTAAATCCTGTGGTAGTTTTGTTAGTTATACTAACAGTATGAGTATCGTATTGCTCTCTTTCTGCTAGTACATAATAGTCTGCATCGGATTGGGTAGTGCCGAAGGTAAAATCCATTTCACCATTAGCTGCATCATAAGCACCCCAAGACATCCCAGTGCCACTACCAGCAGTAGCTACGTCTACAAAAGCGTATGCAACTGGAGCAATAACTGACGAATTACCAGAAGGAACTGCAGGACCCCAAGATGTTCCACCAGCACCATCACTAGTAAGGACTTCTCCATTACTTCCTGTTGATGATGGGAAAGTAACTCCTGATAAAGTTGCAGTACCAGTTACATCAATATTGCCAGTAAGATTAATATTTCCATTAAGAGTAGCACCAGAAGCTGTAAATACTGCCCTGTCGGTTAGACCATTCTCGTTTGTAATTCTAATCGCAGGACCAGCACCAAGAATTAAATCTGCACTACCGCCAGGAGTTCTTACATAAAATCTATTGGTGGAGGATGTATACGAGATACGACCATCACTACTAGCACCAAAGTTTAATACTTTATTATCAGCAATTGCAATAGCATCATTGAACTGGGTAGTTCCATTAAAGGTGAGGTTTTCATTTGTAGTAGAACCTCTACCAGTTACAGATGCTAACGTATCTGCTTCTGTATAACTAGTCAGATATCCTACAGCACTATGATCACCCCAACCGTATGCAGTATTCCAATCACTGGAATCTCCACCTGAAGCAGTGACAGTTCCAGCAAATGTGGCATTACCAGGAGCATCGATTTCTGATGTGATTCCAGCAGTTCCAGACTGTCTACCTCTCCAGAGAGAACTTCCACTGCTATTAGAAATATAAATCTGTCCACCATTAGTGATGGTTATTCCATCAGTAGTTGATGTCTCGCTAATACCACCGCCAGGAAAATTAGTAATGGGGTATGTACTGAAACCGTATGGTACATACATTGATCCACCAAAGATCGCTTCGGTAATCATCTGACCAGGAGTTATCTGATCTGCAGTTTTTAATATTAATCCACCTGTTGTGGAATGTATCTCCTGATTAAAACTAGCATCGCTAGTAAATGTTACATCACTATTAAACGTTACATCACCAGTAAAAGTTTTATCTCCACCAAATGTTTGTACTCCATCAACAGCAGTATCCAAATCTACAGCAATTTCGTTTATCTCCAAACGTTGCTGCTCAAGAGTGTGAGACTTTGGTACGTTACGTAGTGTCATTTGATTAGCTGCTTAAGGAGTGACTTAATTTCGGACATTTCTTCCTTCAAAGTATTTATTTCGCTTACTACATTTTTAAATTCATTGGAAAATGATTTGCGAGGTTTGCTGGTGCAAATAATTGCACCAGTTTCCATATCTCGCACAAATCCTTCTTGTCCTTCGACTTTTACATATTTCATATTAGAAGGATGCAACTGCTCTCATGTCTTGGATTTTAGGGACATATGCAGGATTATCAGACTTCATAACAATTTTAATTGCAAAAGAAGAGAAGTCGGGCAAATCTTCTTTACTGAACTTCAACTCTTGATAAGCAGCCTGGGATTCAAACTGACCCGAGATGCTATTTTCTGCTGTCGCAATAACATCATCATCGGAAGCACCGTTATTATTGAAGTATTCCCAGTTAAGGTCATCAAATTTTTGTTGGGATGCTTCAGGTTTAACTTTATATAGAACTTGCAAGTTGCTGACATCACTTACATTAACCGTGAGATTAACATTGATTCCAGAAGCAGGAGCGTTTAGAACAATTTCTCTAGTAACATACTTGGCAACACCAGAAGTATTTACAGATCCAGATTCATTAACATAATCAACACCTACTGTGTATGTCATAGATCTAATCTCTGCATACTTGGAAGTTTCAAACGAAGATCCATCAAAGTCAATAAGATCTCCTACTCTGAATACATCAGCAAGTTGCTCACTTGTGGTGCTATTTCTTGCGTAATCACTACCCAGTGTAATCTCACTGGTGTAATTGTTATTAATGGGATTCTTATCATTTTCAAGAGTCAGAGTTTTGGTCTTGCTATCCCAAACAACTACCTTACCGCTGATCTTGTTCTCATACTTATCTACTCTTTGTGCAGGATTGAATGCAGTTACTGTAGTTCCAGCAACAAAATTAGGATTCTGATCAAAGATACCGTCATTAGAAATAGTAACCGTAATGCCTTCTAGATCTCCACCAGCAGCAGACTGTGTGCTAAAGAACAATTGCTCGCCAATATCAAAGTTTACCGAGTTCTTAATCTTTATGTATACATCACTACCAATGACACGAAGAACTTCTGATTGTGCTCCTGATGTTACACCAGTAACATTTTGATTGATAACAATAGGAACTTCAGTTCCATTGTCCTCATTGCCACTAACAGTAAATTTATAGACAGGGAAGAGTTGAATCTGTTGATATCTCTTGCCATATCTGTCTTCACTACCAACTGCATTTTCAATTCTGTTAGTAATTGTTTTGACAGAAGCCGATCTCAAGTCAATGACAGGTGATAGATAAGACTGCTCTGAAGACAACTTAAGTTTGTATGCGAGAGAAGTGTCTAGATTATTCAAGCTTTCATTGATGGTAGAAGCAACAACCTTTTGATTCAAGAAATACTGCTCTTCGTTCAAGAAGGTAGTTTCAAAATCAGAGATAGAATAAGAAGTAAAATTAGTAGTATTACTATCAACAGGAACAATATTAGTAGTTCTTACCATGCTGTCAATCTTTGTACCAGAAACTTGTAGGTATGGAATCTGTGCGTAGAGTTTCTCGTACTTTCTATTGTACGATGCTAGTACAGTTGAACCACCAAAGAATCCAGTGTCTGATGCTCTAGTAGGACCATAGATGTTATAAGAATCAATACCAACATTATATACCTGGAACAAAGATGATTCTACCGTGTTGGAATCATATCCAGCAAAATCTTCTAGACCTCTGAAGAATACTTTGGAGTCTCCACCAGTTTCAAACCCATGATCTCTATGGTATACCTTAATAACAGAACTGTTGTTTTTAAAGAGACTAGATGTTGCTGTGCTATTTGCAAGCGCATATGTCTCCATTGGATTGTTTTCTAGCTTTGTGTATCCAGGATCTTCGTTTTTAATTAGAATTTCTCCAGACCTGGAGTTATCAAATTCTGCTCTGTAAAGAGTAAACTTAATATCCTCAAATAGATCTTCAGTCCAGTTATCTACGTTTTGTGATTTGAATACAGAACCAAGTAACGGTTGTGCGTTAACAACGATACCAGAAGAGATATCAGTATCACCTAGTCTAGATGCCCATAGTTCGTATTCAATACTGTCACACTCAATGTTGAGTGCATATTCAGAATTGTTTTGTAGATATACTGGATACTCGAAGTTGAATCTAGTGGGAGTTGTAGATTGAATTGATCCTGCTTCATCAATGGCAATACCCATTCTGACTGCTGGTTCATCAATTTCAATTTCTGATTCAATTACAGCACCGTTGTTTCCAGCACCAGTTCCTCTAATAACAATAGATGGTGCTTCAGTATATCCTCTACCTGCTAGCGCAACTTCGCTAAAGAAGATTTGACCGCCAGAGACTTTAACAGATCCAGTAGCATTACTACCACCAGGTAGTTGAGGACTCTCTATAGTAATAGTTGCATTCTCATAACCAGACCCAAGATTGGTAATATTGAGTTTAGATACACGACCAGAGTCTTTTGCGATCTTTAAACCAATAGTAGCATTGTTTGCATTGTTGTATGTGGTTACAGAATTTAAGGTCAGATCTTCATTAGCAATAAAAGAACTACCATTATGGTTACTCAATATAAATGTATATACTTGCTCATTAGTGAGGAAGATATCGCCATTAGAAGAAGGAACAACTTCAAAGTTATTTCTATCCAAAATTTTAGCAATAGGACCAGATGCAAGGCTCTGTCTACCAGTTATTGACTCGTCCTTTTTAATAGTGATGTTTCCAGAAGAATATACCTTGATAAAAGTATCAGGATATAGAGTGGTTTGAGTTCCAGGTAAAATATACTTGCCAGGCTTGCCACTCTCTACATTAGTGACGTAGACTCTCAAAGGAATAGATGAACTCTTCTTATTGAAGAATAGATCAACACCAGTTGTAAACATACCACCTTCAAAGTTTTCCACAGAGAAAGTTTGTGCCATTGGATTTGGTCTTGCACTATTTTCTGTATTGCTATCAATAGTTTGAACGCCCTCATTTGCTTTGAAAATAGCAGGTGCTGTAGAGATGATGGATGCAGGTGCTTCTGGTAGAAGACCTGTAGCATAGAACTTAACTTCTGCGAAAGAATCTACAGTAGTGATATCAGAGTCACTAGAACTAGAAGTAAATCTAATTGTTTTTGCACCTGTAGAGAAATACAATTCTTCTGAAGTATCATCCATAATCACTGTATTGATATCACCTGTCCAAGAAGTATTTTCCTTTGGAGCATATCCTGATGGGACTAGAATAATTCCACTAGCATTACCATACTCATCGGTAGTAATATTGCTACTGAATACCGTTGGAGAGTTTCCTGCAATACCTGTAAATCTAGAGTCTGGATTAACCCACCGACCAATGTTTCTCTTCTCCATAAAGACACTCAACTGTGTCTTTGGCTTCATTCTTCTAATGATAAATTTGATTGGAATAGATCTAGCAAAGAACTTAAGAGCATTTGCTACATTAGTACCATTAATAGTTTTGTATCCTACACCCTTTGCAATCTCATTATTTTGCGGACTGATATTAGAAGAAGTTGATGTAGTCGCACTCTGTACAGTTGCCTCTGCAGTTCTAGTATTATTTTCGGCAAAACTCTTCAGGTTGTAGAATGACTTATCTACACCAACCCAGTTAATAATAAACGAGTTATAGATACTGGAGAATGCAACACGAACATCTTGCTTACCAAGGAATACGGAGAACAAATTAGTATTGTTATCTGTAACTAAAGGTGCCACAGTGTCATTGTACCACTGATCAACATTAGGATGAACTGCAGCATCACCAACATATTGTAGGACAACAAATGGGTTTGGATTTAAAGTTTTTGTAGCAAAATCATTATTCGCATAAGAAACATTAGAGAATGGTAGTGTTATAACACCATTAGAATTAGCATACCCAGCAATTCTTCTTTGATCTGATCTTGTATTAACTTCCTTCAGTGTAAAATTATCCTCTTTGGACTGTGGTCTCAATACAGATTGTTGTGCATCGATAGAACACAGATAATCAATAGATTTAACATTACCTACAGTATGAGTCTCGTAGTTATCAACTAGGAATCCACTCTTGGTCTTATCAATACCTAGAGTATCTTTAACTTGCATGTTAAGTGCTTGCTGCTCAAGAATACTCAACGTGGTGTAATATTCAAGACGCTCAATACGCTTCTCTAGTTTACCGATGTCACGCATCGTGAAACGACGGTTGTCAACAGGAGTGATTCTTACATCCTTACTTGACTTGGTGAAAGCAGGAATGAAAATGTAATAGAGAGGAATACCATCCTCAATGATTTCTGGCTTGCTTGGATTGAGTGATGAATTACCTTGCTTGATAATAAACTCACCCTTCTTATTCAAGAAAACACCATCAATTCTATCCAGATACTGTGATTCAGTAAAGGAAATAGTATATGGTAGAGATCTAGCAGAAGATGGTGTACTGGATACAGAACCACCTGCACCAATAAAGTTGATGTATTCTACTTGTGAGAGTAGTGAAGTATCTTGGAATCCAGTAATAATAGCAGTAGAGTCTACCTTCGGTCTGAAGTCAATGACGTTCTTCAAACTCAAGTTACCATGTACAACAGAGTTGAAATCAGGGATCTCATCTGCTACAACACCTGCCTCATGAATATATGAGTCAACTGTATAGAAGTCACCTTGAGAATGCTCGAAGTAATCAAATGCTACAACTACTTGTCCTGCAGGTGGAGTAAAACCAGGCTTTAGTACGATTCTAGACACATCATAGAATGTATCTCTTTGTCCATCATCAAAAGTAAATCTATCAGTTAGATCAGTACCAACAACCAGATTACCATTAACGTCAACTGTTGGAGGAGCAGATGTGGACCCTTCGTAAATGTATCTTACTTTAAATACATCAGAGTAAGATAGAATTTCACTGCTGTCACTATCGTAATCGAGACCACGTAGAGGCAATACCTGATCGCCAGCAGAGGTGATGACAATTCTCTTGTTTTTAACTGCTGTCTTGAGCTTGGGTCTACCTTTAGAAACTTCAATGGTAGCAGTCAACTTCAATTTGGGGAAGTTAGTTACATTATTACCAAAATAGTTACCAGGGAAGGTAAGTGTGATACTACCAGAAGATAGACCAGATGTGGCGTCAGTAGTATTAAGGATGCTGACAAAATCTGGAGACACATAAACAACATCACCAGTTTCAACCAGATCAGAACCACCCTTGTCTAGAACAGTGATTAGGAAATCTTTTTCTGTGAAAGGAACAAATCTCTGTGTACCAAAATCTAATTGAGCAGCAAATGTAATGTTGCCACCATTGTCACTACCAGTAGTTACAAAATCTCTTCTGATGTAATAACTAATCTTGGTGTCTTCTGTGGACTTGACAAGACTACCAACTTCTTTACTACCAGTTGGGAACAGAAGTGTAGATGTGGTTCCATTTGTAATAATAGGACGCAATCTAACAACAGCTACTGATGTTACTGCATCAGGCAGGGCACTGTTGAAATAAATTCTGGACTTATCAGTTCCTTTTGGAATAGTTACTAGATCTACAACAAATTTGTTTAGTCTACCAGTATCATCATTAAATTGAATAACGTCACCTTGGACGAGCATGAGTGATGCATCTGCACCAAATCCATTGCACTCAATATATTTGTAACCTTTAGTTCCACTAAATGTGTATTGGGTTACCGCTTTTGTTTCGGAGAATTCTGTATCTTGAGTTTCGATATCAGCAGAGAACTTACTGGAAGATCCAAACTCTGAATATAGAGACTTAACATTCTGTGCTGTATAAGTCAGAACAGTGTTCTTGAATAGAACAGGAATAACATTAGTGACAATCGTACTAGTTCCTTCAATGTCAATAGTTGGAGGTGCAGAATATTCTGTCTGCAAAACATCTCTATTTAAAATTTCGATCTTGTAAAGTGTTCCTCCGTTGATGCCTACATTGACATCTTTAAGCTCAAAGCGAGTGCCATTGATAGAAACTCTAGAACCAGCAGTATATCCAGTTCCTTGTTTAGAAACAACAAAGTGAGAAATAGTATTTTCACCTGCAATACGTAGGAGATCTCCCTCTTCACTTGTAATTGTCTCACCAGGCAAGAAGGTCCCGTACAGAGTCTTAACGTAAAGACTCTTACCAAGAGACAAGAATCCATTTGCATTGCCTTCTACAACCCCATAGGCACCGCTGGTGGAACCTGTGATATATTTACCAGGTGCAAATCCGTTGCTAATAGTAGAATCTACAAGCAAACGAGTAAAGAATACTGGATTGAAATAGGATAGATTAAATTTACCATTGTAAATTGCTGTTCCATCAGCAAGTTTACCGCGAGAAATAACAATATCGGTGTCTGCATTAAATCCATCAGGTCTGCCAACTAGGCTGACATCTTTTGGTTTTGCTATACCAACCAAAGGTACAATAGTATTGCTATAGTCAACAATGTATCCCACATCATTGATCTCTTGCTGAACTTCTGCTAAAGACTTATAAAGGAATCTTCTTTTTGTGGTTACATTATCATCATACTCAAGGAAGAGATTATCTAGAAAATCTTTTCTACCAAGAACAGTTAATTGCAAATACTGTGCGTTAACATCTCCAACTTCTGGTCTGGTTACTTTTGCAAAAGAAAGAACTTTTACGGATTCGGTAGACGCTACACCATTAGCAGAAGTTCTAGAAGAAACAAAGTAGAGAGTTTTGATATCTGCTTTATTAGAAGGAGTATTTGGTTCAATACTTGACTCATCAATAAGACCTAGATCAATTGCTGCTTGCAAGTAGATAGTCTTGATAGCATCATCTTTTCCGTATCCAAGACCTCTTCTTTGGATAGTTTGGATGTAGTTAGTAGAAGACTCTAGATCATTACTACCATTGACTCCATCATTATATGTGGAGTTTAGGAAGATAGTTGGATATGCAGTTAGATCAGCACCTTCGGCATTAAGAGGAAGAGTGTTGAATACATTGGTAATAGTAAACGATGCGAGACCGTTCGACTTGATTGTTACATTGTCTCTAGAAAGCGTATCCCTCGCTTTATCAACGTCAATATACTTTGTTTCTTTGTTGACAATTTCAAAACCACGAACATATGCTTTACCAGGTCCGATGGTGGCAACCATCGTATCCGCTGCTTCAGAAGCACTCAATCCGTTAGGACCAATAAGTCCATTGACACCTGGTGCATATACACCGCGATTACCTGGTCTTTGATAAAACTCTCTGATATCAAAGTCAAACGAATCTACAACATAGTCACCAGACTCGTCATAAGTTCTTCTAGCAAGAGTATTCTCAAGCGTATTATATGCAGCTTGTCTTACCTGCTTTTGGATAACTCCATTCTTAATAGAAAGAAGTTGAATAAAATTCTTGTCTGTAGTTTCTTCAAAAGAATATCGTACTAGACCTAAACTAATTTTTAGACGATGTGCTCCAGGAGCAGCATAGTTGGAAGATCCAAATGCATTATCATATAGTGTGGGATCTTCTTCTGGAGTTACTAGAGTTTCTGTAACCTTAAAACCAACTTTTACAGAAGGATTGTCACTATAACCATCAACAACAATTAAATCAGCAGAATTTCTTACAAAATATCCATTAACAAAATATACGCCTTCTTCTACTTGCACAGCAGAAGCAAATCCCATGGCACCACTTTCTACAAATGTAGTAACTTGTGTGTCTGGGTCAGTTACTGCAACACTAGTAGGTAGAACAGACCCGTCAGTACCAACAACAAGAAGAGGGCTGTTAATGCCATCGACAACTTCGAGTGTTTCTCCTTGACGGAACCTTTCTTCGTTTCCTCCATCACCAGCATTTAAATATTTTACGTAAAGAGTATCGGCATTATTATCGGTTGCACTTACAATAGATTGTACAAGAGCAACAACACCAGAAGATAATCCATTGATCTTTTGACCAATTAGATTATTGATATCATATTTTTGGTAAATGATTTCATCATCTACACTTACAGCGACTTCAGAAACAGACGATAGTTTTACAAAGTCAAGTTTTTTATTCAGACCAACTTCACCAGGGACAACTAAATCGCCCTGTTTAAAAGAATATTTACCATAACTTTCAATCTGATTCTGTAGGATCGACTGGGTAGTATTCAGCTCCCTCCCTTGAACAGGATAGGAAGGTCTGAATAATACCTTATAGAAGTCGTTCCCAGAATCGTAGTCGTCAAAATATGGTGCGGCTTTAAGATTAGTCTTCTGTGGCATTGTATTAAACTACCGTCTTGTTTTCGTTTATAATCAGAATTCGATGACTAACTTGATATCCTCAATTTGGTCAGCTGCTCTGGTGATTAGTCTTCTGTTCTCTATGTATATGAGGTCTCCCGAGTTGTTTTCAATCTCTGGAGATGCAAGACCATCAGTAAAGATAGCACCCACCAATTGAGTTCCATCTGCCAAGGCAACTTCAACTGTTCCTTGTGAAGCAGAAGCAGCACCAGTGATTGCATTGGCAGCATCAGATGCGAAGTCTCTTACGATTCCATTGCCATCTTGATGGTACTCTGGACTCTGGATGTACTTCAGAACACCGCTACCAGGTGTTCCAGGCGTGGGAGTAGGAGAACCAGCATCTAGGGTCCAAGAGACTACAGTGCCCTTTGCAGTGCCTCCAGTAACGGTCTGTGAGATCATCTCGTCAGGAGTGAAGTTTCCAGTTGCTCCAGTCAATTTAACTGACTTTAGACCAGAAAGAGTATCTGCTGTAGCGAAGGTAGTTGTACCGTACTCAAGAGGGTCCTTGATAATACCGATACGACGGAAGTCGTTATCTACAGGGAAGTCACCAGCGTTCTCAACAAAGGTGAGACGAATGTTCGTCATAACACGCTTTGTGTTAAGTTCAGTTTCAAAGTCAGATCCGTGACCACCTTGAGGAGGAAGAATAACTTCTAGTGCTGCAGCCGAAGTTGCTGCTACTGCTTGTGATACAGTAAGTGCTGTATCCGTAAACAAACCAATTGCTTCCGTGCTACCAGAAACTCCAGAAGGAACACCAGTTACAACTGGAACAGATGCATAAGTGTAACCAGAACCTGCTACTTCGAGTTCTGCAGCGGAAATAGCACCACCAGCAACTGTTAGTTTGACAACACCACCAGTACCGTCTCCCATGATAGGAGCATAGAAAGTGCCGTTGGTAAGACCTGTGCCAGCATCTTTGATAAGAGCGACATTAATAGAACCAGCAACAGCGGCTGTTTCAGTTGCAACTCTGGTTGCTTCTCCTGCTGCCGAAATAGGCATAAAGTCAGAAGAAAGGAATGCTAGTACATCATCGGTAGGCATGGTATACATGTACTTCCAGATGTAAGAAGCATCAGGAGCAGTAAAGATTCCAGCAGCATATGTACCTAGACCTGCTGAAGGATTGGTCTTGGGTTCATGAACTACGTTAACACCAGATGGGTTAGCGATGCTTTCACCATTATAAAGGCACTTGAATACTTCATAGTTCTGGTTCATTACATAGAACTTTGAAGAACCAATGCCAGTTGCACCCGTAGCAGTAGAAACACCAATCTGTCCACCACCAGCTGGGGTAGCGGAATAATTTGGTTTCCACATGTCAAACTTGGGATTGTTTGCTGTATCCCAGTTGTATCTTCTTACAACAGATCTTGCATAAGAAGAAGTAATTCTTTTTGCAGCAATAATGTCGTCGTAAACGCTAAATTTCTCGGTTTGGTTGTCAAGAGGTACAGGAGGAACATTCTCTGTAGAAT